AAGGTGCTGGACTTACAGCCAAAGGTAGAGCAAAATACAATGCAGCAACAGGCAGTAATTTAAAGGCCCCACAACCAGAAGGCGGACCACGTAAGAAGTCGTTCTGTGCCCGTATGTCAGGTATGCCAGGCCCAATGAAGGATGAAAAAGGTCGTCCTACCCGCAAAGCAGCTTCACTAAAAAGATGGAAATGTTAACATGATTAAAGAACTCTTAGAAAAACTAGATGCGGTCAACGAGCATACTAAAAGCATAATTGACTGGACTTCAATTGGTGTTGCCTTCGGCTCCTTATTACAAATACTACCATCAATAGCAGCAGCGTTGTCAATCGTGTGGACCATAATCCGCATTTACGAAACTAAAACAGTACAAAACTTTATTAAGAAATGGAAAAAATAAAATGGCTAAAGATAAAATGGACATGGCTCAAGACAAGAAGATGGTCAAAAAAGCTGTTGGTATGCATGACAAACAAATGCACGGTGGTAAGAAAACTGACATGTCAGAACTTAAAAAAGGCGGTAAGGTTAAGAAAATGGCTACTGGCGGTATGTGTGGCGGTGGTAAGACTATGAAGAAAATGGCTACTGGTGGTAAAACTAAAGGAAAGGTCTGCTAATCATGGATAAAAGTCGTATGAGCCCATCAGATAAAATTGGGCCAAATTTTGATGTACCACGTAGGGCTTCACGTGTAGATAATAGTGACGGTTCTAAAGTAGGCCCAGATATGGGTAAAGTAAATAAACCAAAACCAAAAGCTAAACCAAAAGCTGCTATTAAAAAACTTAAAGATACAAGCGGTGACTACTATACTGCCAACGGTATTTCTGGTGATATGGGTTCAGCTTCAGGTGAAATGGGTGCTAATATGGGCCAGGTTAACAAAGGCGGTTATGACCCAGAAGAAGGTATGAAACGCGGTGGTAAAGTTAAAAAGATGGCTGGTGGCGGTTCTGCATCTAGTCGTGGTGACGGTTGCGCTCAACGCGGTAAAACTAAAGGAAGGTTTGTATAATGGCTGATAAAAGTATATTAACAAAAGCTAAAGAAGCGATTATCGGTACTCCTGAACAGAATGCTGAAGCTACTACTAAATTAAAAGCTATGAAATCATTTAGTCAACGTAAAGCAGAGCAAGACCAGGGTGAAGCTGAAAAATACTTCGGCCTTAAAAAAGGCGCGGGTGCTTCTTGGGATGATAGTGATAAACCAGCTAAGAAAATGGCTAAGGGCGGTACAGCTTCATCACGCGCTGACGGTTGCTGCGTTAAAGGTAAAACTAAAGGAAAGATTTGCTAAATGAGAGCTTCTCGTGGTATGGGTAATATTAATCCTTCAAAGATGCCATCAGGCAAGAAAAAACCACGCCGTGATGACACGGACTTTACCGAGTTTAAAAAGGGTGGCAAGGTAAAAATGCCAAGCACCCCTAAAGCTCCTAAAGGCAAGAAGTACGCCGAAGGCGGTGAGGCTAAGTCTAAAGTCAATGAGGCTGGTAATTATACTAAACCTAGCAAACGAGAAGCACTGTTTAAAAGCATTAAAGCTTCTGCAACCCACGGTACAGCCGCAGGGCAATGGTCAGCACGTAAAGCACAGTTACTAGCTAAACGATATAAAGAATCAGGTGGTGGGTATAAATGAGTGCGTTAGCTAAAAGCCAAAAGTCGCTAAAAGCTTGGGGAGACCAGAAGTGGACTACCAAGTCGGGTAAAAAATCATCTGACACTGGTGAACGATACCTACCTGAAAAGGCGATTAAAGCACTTAGCCCAGCAGAATATGCAGCAACAACTAAAGCCAAACGCGCAGGTAAAGCGGCAGGTAAACAATTTGTAGCACAGCCAGACAAGATTAAAAGCAAAGTTAAGCCCTTTAGAAAGGTAAAATAATATGTTCGCTTGCTATATGAGTTTTATTACAGGCATGATGGTTGGGATTGAATTAGCTGACCACGAAGATAGTAACTTTTTAATTATCAATTTATTTATTGTGCAGATTATGCTTGAGTGGGAAAAATAGATGACAACTACAGCTACTACAGCGTTTAACTTAGATTTAAATGACCTCGTTGAAGAGGCTTTTGAGCGTTGTGGTTCAGAGCTACGTTCAGGTTATGATTTCCGTACAGCACGTCGTAGTTTAAACTTATTAACCATAGAATGGGCAAATCGTGGAATCAATTTATGGACTATTGAACAGGGTCAGATTACTCTTACTACAGGAGTGGGAACATATAACTTACCTGTTGACACCATTGACTTACTAGACCACGTAATCAGAACCCAAGAAGGCACGATACAACAAACTGATATTAATATTAACCGTATCTCAGAGTCTACCTATTCAACTATCCCAAACAAGTTAACACAGGGTAAACCAATTCAAGTATGGATTAATCGACAGTCGGGAGCTACAACACCAAGTGGAATTAAGAACCCTCAAATCAATGTCTGGCCTACACCTAATGCTCCTGACGGGCAATATATTTTCGTTTATTGGCGCTTACGCAGATTACAGGATGCTGGCGATGGTGTTAATACTCAGGATATTCCATTCCGATTTTTGCCGTGTATGGTTGCGGGATTAGCTTACTATCTAAGTATGAAGATTCCAGGTGTAGACCCTAGCCGCTCAATGGCACTTAAAGCAGACTACGAACAACAATTCCAACTTGCTGCAGAAGAAGACCGTGAGAAAGCGAGTATTCGTTTCGTGCCAAGGAATTTTTCATATACTAGATAATATGGCATTTAAAGATAAAAATAAGCAAAAAGAGTATGCACATCAATATTGGCTTGATAACAAAGCTAGTGAATCTGCACGTATTAAAGCATGGAAGGTAGCTAATAAAGAAAAACTTAAGCAACAAGCTAAAGAATATAACGAAAAAAACTGTGAAAAAATAACGGAACAAAAACAAAAGTATTACTTGCGGATTAAAGAAAAACGCGCAGTCTATGCTAAAGAGTATGGTAAGAATAACTCTCATATTATTAATAAAGCCTCCGCAAAACGTAAGGCATCTAAATTAGATAGAACACCATCATGGTTGACTGATGATGACTTATGGATTATTAATGAGATATATGATTTAGCGGCTAAGAGAACAAAAATGCACGGATTTAAATGGCACGTAGACCATATTATTCCCCTTCAGGGTAAGTTAGTTAGTGGATTACACGTCCCAGCTAATATGCAAGTTATCTCAGCTACGGATAACCATAGAAAAAATAATAAGTATAAGGTAGCTATATAATGCCGACCAAGTACGCTAGTGGTAAGCACAGTATTGCCGAGTGCGATAGATGTGGACAAAGATACAAGCTATCAGAGCTTAAGAAGCTAACGATTAAGACCAAACAGGTTAGTATTAAGGTTTGTTTTGAATGCTGGGAACCTGACCAACCGCAACTACAACTAGGGATGTACCCAGTTAACGACCCACAAGCGGTTAGAGAACCTCGCCCAGATACCAGTTATGCGGTGTCAGGCTTAAACGCAGATGGCAATCCGAGTGATGGTAGTCGAGTATTTCAGTGGGGTTGGAATCCTGTTGGTGGCGCTAGCGGGTTTGATACACCATTAACACCAAATGACTTGATTGCAGTGGGTCAAGTAGGTATAGTAACGATAACAACAACTTAATATTAGGAGTTTCAAAATGGCTTATAAATCAGGCGCTGATGGCGTAACTAAATCAGGCAAAACAAAAGGTAAGAACTTAGGTGACGACGGTAAAAAAGTTGGCATCCAATCAGGCAAAGGTTCAAAAGGCGTTTCATCTGACTCAATGAAATCAGTGGGTCGTAACCTAGCTCGCGTAGCAAACCAAGGATAATATAATGGCTAAGAATGATTTTGTGAAAGCAACACCAGCTGACTCCTATCCATTAGGACATGCTAAAGAAAACAAAGACGCTAGTGCGTATACGGACTTTAAATATCCGTCAGGCGGTGGCAATGATATTGGTGTGTACAAGCAACCAATGAACAACACTTACAGCTCAGACATTAATGACAGCGTTAACCCAAACTCTCGTGCGGCTAAAGATGTAGGTCCTTCAACACGTGCTATGAATGTTAGTATTGGTGATAGCGGTGCTAACCGTGTTAATCCACATGGTGTTGGCGAGATGCGTGGTTATGGCGCTGCTACTAAAGGCCGCAAGATTAGTGGAAAAATGGGCTAATGAACTATATTGAACTAAGTCAGGCTATTCAGAGCTATGCAGAGAACACTGAGTCACTGTTTGTAGCTAGTATACCTACGTTTGTACAAGAAGCAGAAAAACGTATATTCAACTCAGTTCAATTACCATCATTACGTAAAAACGTAACAGGCACGATGACTAGTAATAACAAGTATATTTCACTTCCTAATGATTGGTTGGCTAACTATTCTTTCGCTAGCATTGACCCTGTAACAGGAAACTATACATATTTACTAAACAAAGACGTTAACTTTATTCGTGAAGCTTATCCTAACCCCACTTCTACTGGCGCACCTAAGTACTACGCGTTATTTGGGTCTAGAATATCTGAGCCTAATGAACTATCTTTGATTATAGGGCCTACCCCTAACGCTGCTTACGGCATGGAGCTACATTACTTTTACTACCCAGTAACAATTGTGCAGGGGATAATTATTACTTTAGGCACGGTTACTACGGGTTCAGGATATACTAGCGGCGTTTATTACAACGTTCCTTTGACAGGCGGTTCAGGAGCGTATGTTTATGCAACTGTTGTAGTGACTAGCGGAGTTGTTTCTTCTGTAACTATTACTGATGGTGGCTCACTATATGTAGTTGGCGATGTATTAAGTGCGGACAATACAAGTATTGGCGGTTCAGGCACAGGTTTTTCAGTTCCAGTTCTAACAGTTAATAACTCGACTGGTACTAGCTGGCTAGGCGATAACTACGACCCTGTATTGTTGTATGGTGCTATGCGCGAAGCTATGCTCTTTATGAAGGGTGAAGCAGACTTAGTTGGGTACTATGAAACTAAGTATCAAGAATCTTTAATGCAACTTAAACGTCTTGGTGATGGGTTAGAACGTGGCGATGCATATCGTGATGGACAAACAAAACTTAGAATAACTACATAATTTAGGAGTTTCAAATGCCAATTTCACAAGCAATGTGCACAAGCTTTAAAGTTCAAATACTTAGTGGCGCACAAAATTTTAATACAGGTACAACAAAGGTTTATAAAATCGCGTTGTATACATCATCAGCTACACTAGGCGCATCAACTACATCGTACTCAACAACCAATGAAGTAGTGGGTACAGGGTACACTGCGGGCGGTAATACTCTAACTGTCTCTCAAATTCCTACGTCATCAGGCACAACAGCGTTTATTGACTTTGCAGATACAACATGGTCAAGCGCTACTATTACTGCCCGCGGCGCTTTGATTTACAACAGCACAGATAACACAGCGGTTGCGGTATTAGACTTTGGTTCAGATAAGACATCAACGGCTGGTGACTTTACTATTGTGTTCCCAACAGCTGATGCATCAAACGCTATTATCCGTATCGCCTAATTAGGGGTTATAAATGGCTCTAATTATTAAAGACAGGGTACAGCAGACAGGTACGGCTAATACTACAGTTAGCTTTACCCTAAGCGGGACTGTCACAGGGTTTCAATCCTTTACCGTAATTGGTAATACAAATACTACATATTACAGTGCAACTGATACGTCAGGTAACTGGGAAGTAGGGCTAGGTACGTATTCAACTACAGGGCCAACACTAACTCGCACTACGATTCTTTCCTCTAGCAATAGTGGGAGCGCAGTTACATTTTCAGGGACGGTTAACGTATTTGTTACTTATCCATCAGGCAAAGCAGTAGTAAGCCCGACAGGTGTTCAAGCTACTGGATATATAGGAACTGTGTTAATATGGGGCCTAGTTAATAACGACCAAACAACAACATGGGTTACTATTAATACCGACCAAACAACATCATGGGGTACTATTAATAATAACCAAGCAACAACATGGACAGGGATAATTGATTAATGAATAATGAAAACAAAACCGAAACTGAAACCATACAACCTGCGGAGCCAACTGAACCTGCAGAAAAACAAGACGTAGTTGTTGAAGTAACAGGGTTTCAATTAGAATTATTTAAAGGACTATAACATGGCATCAACGTTCTCACCATCATTAAAATTAGAACTTATAGGTAACGGCGACCAGTCGGGTACTTGGGGTACAACTACAAATACCAATTTAGGCACGTTGCTTGAGCAAGCTATTACTGGGGTTCAATCTATTGTAATGACTAACTCAGACGTTACGTTAACTAGTTTAAATGGTACATCTGACCAAGCGCGTAATGCGGTGCTTGTAGTGACTGGAACAAACTCAGCGGTTAGAAACATCATTGCCCCTGCAGTGACTAAAACATATATCATCTCGAACAATACCTCTGGTGGGTATGCTGTAAACATAAAAACTGCGGCATCAGCTGGGGTAAGTATTGATAATGGAGTTACGATGATTGTGTACTGTAACGGTACACAGTTTTTCCCAGTTACTAAGAACTACGCAGTTACTAATATAGCCGATACAGCCGTCATCCGTGATGGTTCAGGTAATTTTGCAGCTAACGTCATCACCGCTAATACAGTAACTCAGGCCGCAAATGATAACTCAACAAAACTTGCCTCAACAGCATATGCAAACGCAGCGGCTACAGCAGCAATTCAACTACTACACCCAGTAGGTTCTATCTATACTTCTACAGTCGCGACTAACCCTAATACACTATTTGGCTTTGGTACTTGGGTAGCATTTGGCGCAGGTAGAGTAATGATTGGTAATGGGGGCGGGTTTGTAGCAGGTGCTACAGGTGGTAGTGTAGATGCAACATTGGTAACCCATAGTCATACGTATTCTGGTACTACAGGTGGGCAAAGCGCAACTCACCAACATGATAGCGGTTGGGGTGAAACAAACGTTGGTCCATTTGGTAATAGTGGGCGTGTTAATGGTCGAGGTTCAGCGTCTACTGATAGTGATAATAACGGCTGGCTAACTGGAGCTAATATAACAGACCACAATCACGGATTTTCAGGAACAACAACTACAGCAGGTTCAAGTGCAACTAATGCTAACTTACAACCATACATCGTAGTCTACATGTGGAACAGGACTGCATAATGATTAACTCACGTAAACTAGAAGACCTACACCCTAAAGTTAAAACGCTATGCGAGCAGTTTATTGCTTCTTGCGCCAAACACAATATTGATGTATTAATTACGTCAACTTACAGGGACGCGGCCTCACAAAATGCGTTATACGCACAAGGACGTACACTACCTGGGAAAAAGGTAACTAATGCTAAAGCTGGGCAATCTTTCCACAACTGGCGTGTAGCCTTTGATTTCGTGCCTTTAGTTAACGGTAAAGCAATGTGGTCTGATACTGCGTTATTCACAAAATGTGGTGAGATTGCAGAAAGCGTAGGACTTGAATGGGCTGGACGCTGGACAAAGTTTAAAGAGATGGCTCACTGCCAATATACAGGCGGACTAACACTTGCTGACTTTCAAGAAGGAAAGAGTTTCTAATGGACCCAATTACAATCCTAGCGGCTTTAGGCCCAGTAGCAGTAGACTTAGGTAAGTCATTAATCAATCGTTTTATTGCACTAGACCAGTTTAAACCTGCAACCATCGAGCAGTATGCAAAGATGAAAGAGATTGACCTAGAGTTTTTTAAAGTGATGAACGAAGCTGGTGGCGGTAATCCTAGCTATCCTTGGGTTGAAGCAATTGTTCGCTTAATGCGCCCAGCTATTGGTATAATCGTGCTATCGACATGGGCTTACCTAGCATTAGCAGGTGACGGGGTAGTTAACGAGCAAGTATCTAACTTTGCTTCTGTTATTGGATTTTACTTATTCGGTGAGCGCAGTCTGTTCTATGTAAAAAAACAAAAGTAGAAAGTAGCCATGCCATTACAGAAACTATCATTTAGACCTGGACTTAACCGTGAAGGTACTGATTACGCCAACGAGGGTGGTTGGTATGACGGAGACAAGATTCGCTTTCGTTCTGGATTTCCTGAAAAGATTGGCGGCTGGTCACAATTGTCTAATAGTCAGTTTTTAGGCATTGCTCGCTCATTGTGGAACTGGCAGGCTTTAAACGGAAATAATTATCTCGGTGTAGGTACTAACGTTAAATATTATATTGAGTTTGGTGGCACGTATAACAACATTACACCCTACATTGCAACCAACACCTTAAGTGGCGCTTTTGCTGCAACTAACGGCTCTTCAATTATTACTGTAACTGATGCTTCATACAGCCCTGCAGTGGGAAGTTATGTTGTATTTAGCGGTGCAGCTACATTAGGTGGTAATATTACCGCGGCAGTTTTAAATCAAGAATACATAGTAAATACTGTACCCTCACCCAGCACATACACAATCATAGCTAAAAGCCCTACAACAGGGTTACCCGTACTCGCTAATGCAAGTGATGTGGGGACTGGCGGCGCAGCTATTATTGCTAACTACGAAGTACCTCCAGGGTTAAACGTCTTTACAGTAGGTACAGGTTGGGGTGCGGGCACTTGGTCACGTGGTACTTGGGGCTCGTCATTTGCTAGCGGAGGTATTGGACAACAACTACGTATTTGGTCTAATGATAACTTTGGTCAAGACTTATTAATTGCCCCACGAGGCGGTGAAATCTACTACTGGCAAGCTAATAGTGGAGTGGGTACTAGAGCAGTGAAGCTATCTACACTAGCGGGTAGTTCGTATGTACCTAACACTACAAACCAAGTTGTGTCATCCGCAATTCAGAAATTTGTTATTGCAATGGGGGCAAATCCGTACGTAACAGGTACACCAAACACTCCGTTTAACCCCATGCTTGTGCGCTGGTCAGACCAGTTAGACCCTAACCAATGGGTGCCAGATATTACTAATCAGGCGGGTGAGTTCGCATTAACTAATGGTTCATTCATCATGGGGGCTCGCGCAACTCGCCAAGAAATTCTAATATGGACTGATTCAGCAATTTATTCTATGCAGTACCTAGGCGCACCTTATGTGTGGGGCTTTAATATCTTAATGGAAAATATTTCTATTATGGCTCCCAATGCAATGATTACTATAAATAACGTTACTTACTGGATGGGTAATGATAAATTTTATGTGTATTCAGGTCGAGTTGAAACTTTACCATGCTCGTTACAACAGTATATCTTTAATGACATTAATAAAGACCAAGCATTTCAAGTATTTGCTGGGGGTAACGAGGGATACAATGAAGTCTGGTGGTTCTACGTAAGTAACTCAAGTATGAGTACAGCCATTGATAAGTATGTCATCTATAACTATGTAGACCGTGTTTGGTACTATGGCTCTATGGCTCGCACTGCTTGGTTAGACTCAAATATTCGTCAGTTCCCTATGGCTGCTGACTATAACAACAGGATTTTGTATCATGAATCTTCGGTCGATGATAATGCTGGTGAGTCTTCACTTCCTATTGCAGCTTATATTCAATCTTCTGATTTTGATATTGGTGACGGGCATAATTTTGGTTTTGTTTGGCGTATCCTTCCCGATATAAACTTTAACGGCTCTAATGTAAACAATCCATCCGTAACAATGACTGTTAAACCTCGCCAAAACTCAGGTGCTCCATATAGTGCATCGAATAGCCCGACTGTAACAAGCGCTGATAACTATGGAATTCCGCAAGTTTACAACATACAAGAGTTTACAGGGCAAGTATATACAAGACTTCGTGGTCGTCAGTTAGCGTTCCGTATTGAGTCTACTGGCTTGGGTGTATCATGGCAGTTAGGTATGCCGCGTATTGATATTAGACCAGATGGGCGTAGATAATGTCAGGTGAAAAAAACATACCACTTCGTGCTTCCAAAGCGCCGAACTTACCTATTGCTCCAGTTGAGTACAACCAACAGTACGTAGACCAACTATCTAATGTACTACGTCTTTATTTTGCACAGGTAGATAACTTTAATGGTGGTTTATCAGGGGCTAACGGCGGTAGTTTTTTACAGCTTCCTTACATAGGGGCATCATACAATGCAATTCAATACGCTACTGCAACTAATACCCCTACAATTGTTAGGTGGGACACTCTGGAGTCTGGTAGTGGGTTTACACTAAATGTAGATAATACCGCTACTGCGGAACGGTCTGGAGTATATAAAATAACATATAGTATTCAGTTTGCAAATAATGACAATACAGCACATGAAGCGGCGGTATGGCTTAGAATTAATGGAGTTACTTCCGCCGCTGACGTATCAAAATCAACGACTATCTTTTCATTACCCGCTCGCAAAAGCGGACTGATACCAACCTATGTATGTGGGTACTCAGAAGTGGTGTTTGAATTAAATGCGGGTGATAAAGTGGGTCTATGGTGGGGTACTAACCAAGCAGCTACATCAGGTGGGGTTACAGGAATTTATATGTTCTATCAAGGGGCGCAAACAACTCCTATGACATACCCCGCTGTGCCCTCTGTTATTGGCTCAATAACGTTTGTATCGGCATTGCCTAATACACCATAATAATGATAACATACAACTAAATTAATAAAGGTTTAAATTATGTTTAGCTCCAAATTTAACATAGGCGTTTTAAAACATCCAGGATATAACGTTGGTGGAGGTATCGGCGAGGCTGCGCTTATTGGAGCAGCTTTTGGAGGTGCTAAATCTTTAGCAACAGGTGATGATGTATTAGAAGGTGCTTTGCTTGGCGGTATTACTGGCGGCGCGATGTCAGGTATTACAGGTGCTGTGATGGGTAAAGAAGCTTTAACGGGTGCAGGAACAATTGCTAATTCCGCGGATGATATTTTAGCTTCTACTCAAGGTGTTGTTAATAGTGGTGTTATCCAAGGGGCTAATCAAGGTTTAAATATTGCTGGTACAGTTAACCCAGCTATGTTATCTAGTGGCACTCAAGGTATTGCAGGTTATACAGGCCAAGTAGCTCCTAATTTTGCTCAAGCTGCAGCACAAAACGCGGTACCCGCTTCACAAAGTATGATGCAGACATTAGCAAATCCAGTTAGTACGGGAGGCTATACAGCAGGGCAAGCTATTCCAGTTGGTACAGATATTTCACAAGGTGTTGCTAATGCAGGTAGACTTGCAGAACAAGCTGCGGCTGGTAGTGTTAATGGTAATATTGCAGCACAAATGCCAAGTGGTGGTGGCGGATTAAAAGAATTTCTTACTAGACCAGGTTATGATGCAAGAGGAACAGATTTAGCGCCTGAAGGGTCAATGGCTAACGATGCTTTAAATTTTTATGCTAATCAAGGCCAGTTGGGTCGCGCGGGGATTGCTGGTGCAGCTGGCTATGGTATGGGTGCATTAGAACCAAGAAAAATTCCTAAGTTAGAAGAGGAAGAAGAAAGCCCGTTAGCTGGTTACGACCCTGATAACTTCACACCATATATCCCTGAGACTCCTAACCCCTATTACAGCGCTAGATACCAAGATTATAGAACAGCCGCTCAAGGCGGAACAATGCAATCATATGCACAAGGTGGTATTACAGCATTAGCACAAGGCGGTATGGGTAGTAACACGGGTTATCCACAAGCGATGTTAAATACAACGCAGTATGCTACGCCTACCCAAATGCCTACAAGCGCACAAGTAGCTAGTGCGGACTACGAATTGCCAATTGACCCATACATGAGCTCACCACTAAGAATGGCTGAAGGCGGTGTTGCTCATTATGCTTTTGGGGGTAGTGCAGGGGCTGGTAGTCAAGTTTATTACGACCCACAAAAAGGTATGTACTATACTCAAAATGGTAATCCTATGATGAATATGATGGGGATGGGTAGAGATGATAGTCGTATGTATATAGGCGCAAACGGAAGACCTGTAGAAGGGGGTGATGGTAAGTTTGGGGGCTCTATTCAAAGTGCTAATGGTACTATTGGTGATAACTTCCAAGTAACACAAGCTAAACCTGAAGTATACCAACAAGCTCAACAAGTGCCTATGTCAGACTACAACCCTAATTCAGCGGCGGTAGCGGCACAGTCAGTAGCGTCTCCATCGTATGATGCAATGATGCAAGGTGTAGCTCCGCAAGACTTTAACCGTGTGTTTAGTCAGATAATGAATCAGACTCCATATGCTCCTCAAGCTTCTCAAGCTCCTCAAGCTCCTCAAGAAGTAGTTAAAAAAGCACAAGGCGGTATTGCTGGATATAGTCTTGGCGGATATGCTGCAGGGGGTAACCCAAGATTGTTAAAAGGTCCTGGTGATGGTATGTCAGATAATATCCCTGCAGTAATCGGTAATAAACAACCAGCACGTTTGGCAGACGGCGAGTTTGTAGTTCCAGCTGACGTAGTCAGTCACTTAGGTAATGGCTCAACAGATGCGGGTGCTAAACACTTATATAAAATGATGGACAAGGTGCGTACTGCTAGAACAGGTAAAAAGGCTCAAGGTAAGCAAATTAAACCAGAAAAGTATTTACCTAGATGATAACAATACAAACAGTAAGTCCAATCCATGTTCATCAAATGTGGAGTATAGTAGGGCCGTTTATTAAATCCGCAATTGACGTAGCATTAGGTAGTGCTGATTGCACAGAAGACCAATTAAAGATGCAGTTAATTAACGGCTCACAAACTTTATTGGTAGCAGTAGAAGATGAAAAAGTTATAGGGGCGGCAACAATCCAAGTAAGCTCATTTCCTAATCACAGGGTTGCAACGATGACTACTGTAGGTGGTAGGTGTATTGTGGATGAAGAAACATTTAACCAAGTAGTTGCATGGGCTAAAGCGCAAGGCGCTACTAAAATTAGAGCTTATGCTTCTGGGGCAAGAGTTAGATTATATAGACAAAAAGTTGGACTTATTGCTACTGAGACAGTAGTGGAGAAATTAATATGAGTTATTCAAGACGTGAACTTTATGCATTGGGGGAGCCTTTAGGTAACTCTGCTACTCAGTTAAAAGCTGATAGAAGTCGTATTTATGGCGGCGGCGGTGGACCTTCAGGCCCAACAACAACTAATGTCCAAAACTCAAATCTACCTGAATATGTACGCCCTTATGTAGAATCAATGCTTGGTGCGGCACAACAACAAGTCTATACATTTAACCCTAATGGCACAGTAAGCGGATTTCAAGGCTACACTCCATACAGCACTAACATGAATAACTACGTTGCTGGGTTTAGTCCTATGCAACAACAATCTTTTCAAGGCGCGGCTAACTTAACAACTCCAGGTCAATACGGTCAAGCGTCACAGATGGCTGGTATGGCAGGTTTAGGTTCGTTAGGTGTAGCAGGTCAAGCTGGTCAAGCGGGTAATAATTATTTTGGTATGGCTACAAGTGCTCCAACCGTTAATCAGTTTATGAATCCGTATTTACAAAGCGCACTAGACCCAGCACTACAGGAAACACGCCGTCAATACGGAATAAATCAAACCAACCAAATGGGTAACGCTACTAGAGCGGGTGCGTTTGGTGGTTCTCGTGAGGCTTTGATGGCTTCTGAAAACAACCGTAATATGAACACAGCGATGAACCAAATGATTGGTACAGGGTATCAAAACGCTTACGATGCAGCTCAAAAGAATATTCAGTATGGTGCTGGCTTAGGTCTACAAGGTCAACAAGCCGCGCTTCAAGGTTACAACCAATTAGGTCAAGCAGCAGGCGCATTAGGTCAACTTGGTCAACAACAGTTTGGCGCACAAAAAGATATTATCAACATGCAGAACCAAATGGGTGGTCAGCAACAACAAGCTGAACAGACTAAGATTAACCAAGCAATTCAGAACTACGCTACTGCACAGCAATACCCAATGATGCAACTAGGTAACATCAGTAACTTACTACGCGGCTTACCGATGCAGTCTACAACAACACAAAGTTATCAGGCACAACCTGGCATGGGGGCTCAACTAGCAGGTCTTGGTGCAGGTGCGTACGGGTTGTCAAAACTAGCTGGAGCTAAAGCTGGTGGTAGTACAAAACAGATTAGTAAACGTGGTGATGGTATTGATGCAATTGCTTACCATGACGTAATGAACTATAAGGAATAGACATGCTTAATCAAAACCCTATGAGTGTAATGGCACAAGCATCTAAGCTGTCCATTGCTCAACTACAACAAGCGATTAAAAACGGCACTGTTCCTCCTTATATCGGTGTGCCATTACTACAACAAAAGATTAAAGAAAGCCAACAAGCTAAACAAGCTATGGCCGCTCAACAACCACAACAACCACCTATTGCCCAGCAAGTAATGCAACAAGCAGAAAGCCAAGGGGTAGACACACTACCTTCAAACTTACCAGTACAAGGCATGGCACAGGGTGGCATCATTGCATTTAAAGAAGGTGATGTAGTTGAGGACCCAGACCCGTACGGTTATTGGGCAGAACAAAAACGAGCAGAAAAAGCAAGAGCGCCTTATGTTGAAGGGCTTAAAGACTTTGCTTTCACTGGCCCTAGATTGATAGGTAGAGAGATAAACTATTTAGGTGATGTTTTAGGTGACACACGTGATAAGAACAAAATGGTAATTGACCCTGAAACTGGCAAGCCTATCAGTGTATACGAGCTAAAACGCAAATCAGTTAATGCTGTTGGTAAAGATGCGGCTAGTCAATATAGAACTAGCGGAAAAATAGACTTACCTGCGAACCCATCATTTAATCTATTAGGTGATAATAAAGCTAGTTCAGTTAACCCAAATCAAATCACTGCTAATTTTATGGCTGATGCAAATAAACCAGGTGAAGTAAACCCATTAGCTGCCGCTGCCACTAGAGAACCAAGTGTTGAACAAGGTATGACAGAAGCAGAAATCCGTGCCCAGTATAGGGATAGCGGAGCGCGAGGCGGTGCAGGTGCTGGCAAGGGTAGTCAAGGTATTGACGCGTTCAGAATTAAACCTGCTGTGTTTGATGACAAATACTTACAAGATATTCTAGCTAGTGAAAATAACCCTGCTACTGGCAAACCATATACGCCTGAAGAGATTAAAGCTAGACGTCGTGACGAAGAAGAAAAAGCTGGTATTGACCGAAATATCTATAAATCACAACGTACTGAACTTGATGAACTTAAAGCTAAACATAAAAAGGGTACTAAACTTGATGAAGCGATGCCTTTCTTTGCATTTGCTGAACGTGTAACAAGACCAACTAAATCTGGTGAAGCTCCTGAGTCGCTTATTGGTAGTCTTACTGGTGGTCTAGGTGCTTATGGTAGAACTAGCGCTGAACTTACTGATAAGCAAGAAGCTAAACTAGAAAAAATACGTGCAGAAAGTAACGCCTTAGCTTTAGCCCAAAATGCATTTACCCAAGCTGAAATCAATGGTGACCGTACAGAAATTAAATCAGCAAAAGATGCACTTAATAGTCACTATAAAGCATTGAGTGACTTTGGTATTAAGAAAGCAGAAGCTAATGCACTGGCCGATGCAGAATCTAAAAAAATCCAAGCTCAAATACTAATGAACCAAAATAGCGTAGGTGCTACCTACTACGCGGCTGATAAAGCGTCACGCGAGATTAATGATATGGCTGCGCAGATTCAAGTAGATGCGGCTAAAAAAGGCATGCCTATCACTAAGTCAGAGGCTACTAGAAAAGCGTACGAAGATAAAGCGGCTGGTTCAATCTACGGTGCTAACTTACGTGATATTGCATCGCAACGTACTAGCTTAACAAAAGCAATTGGTGATATCCAAAAACAATACCCAATGGGTACAGCAATGCCACCTGAAGTTAAAGCAAGGTACACTGCTTTAACTAACCAATTAAATGCGCTTGGTTCAGGCGGTGAAGCAGAAAGTGCTGGAGCGGCAAGTGGAAATACTGTAGACTTTAGCAAATTACCTAAATAGGATTTATTATGGATGTGCGGATGCCAGATGGCACGGTTATTACTAACGTTCCTGATAACATAACCCAAACTGAATTACTTGCTAGGTTTAATAAGTTTAACGCTCCTAAGATTGAAACTGCGGGTGTTGGTGAAGCCCTTAGAGGAGGTGCTAAACGTACGCTTGGTTCTATGGAGACTGGCCTATCTAGTTTGTTTGGCGCTGAAGAAGCCGCTAAAGCAGGTCAAGCACGTCAAGAAGCTATCACTGAAAAGTCTGGTGCTAGTCTAGAAAAAGTCAAACAAGTTTACGGCGAGAAAGGTTTACTTCCTGCCGCTCGTGAAGTCCTTAGTCAAATCCCAAGTGCTGTTGCAGAACAAGCCCCTAACTTAGCCGCTACTCTAGGCAGTGCACGACTTGGCGCTATGGCTGGTTCAATGTTTGGCCCTGCTGGTACAGTAATTGGCGGTTTAGGCGGTGCTTTTCTTCCATCATTAGTTCAGCAAACAGGTACAAACTTAGAACGCCAAGCACAAGAAGGTAAACCTATTTCAGGTAGTGGTGCATTAGGCGCTGCTGTTCCTCAAGCCGCTTTAGATGTATTCACTGACAAGCTGTTGTTCGGTAAGTTAATGGGTATCCCTGCTAAGTCCTTAGGACGTGCTGAAGCTGATGCTGTTGTAGCCCAATCATTAAAACGAACACTCGCTGAAGGTACATTAAAAGGCGTTGCTGCCGAAGTCCCTACTGAAGTTGCACAACAAATGCTTGAGCGTTATCAAGCTGGTCTATCTCTAACTGATGAAGAAGCTCGCAAAGAATATGCAGATACTATATATCAAACAGCATTACTCGGCCCATTAGGTGCGGTAGGTAAATTCCAAGAACGTGGTGAAGCTAAACAAGTTATAGCACAAGATGAAGCGGCACAAGCACAAGCTGCTCAACAAGCACAGCGCCGTGCTACTGGGGTAATGGACCAACAACCGCTATTCACTCCACAAGAAGCACCTGTTCAAGAACAACTAACACCTGAAGTAGCGCCTATCTCAACGGTAGTACCAGAACCAACCACTACCCCACCAACTTTTGGCTTCAATGATGAAGGTAAGTTTGTTAATGAGCCAGCGCCAGAAGTCTCTCCAGACCAAGGGGATTTGTTTACTCGTAAAGGTGCACCCACTAAAGATGCTTTGGCAAGTGTAGAAGCCGCTCGTCTTCAAGGTCTTCCAGATAAAATCCAAGAATTACTACAAACCCCCGAAGGCCGTGCAGAACTTGCGGGTAATATAAAAATGTACTTCCCTGATTTAGATGTCAAGGAAAGAAACAAAACTCGTCAAGCAATTCAACAAGGCACTTATGGGGTAGAACCTGTAGCTCCTGCTGAAGGAACATTGACTCCTGAGATACTAAAAACGTTTGGTATCACACCACGTAGCAAACAATACAAAGCGTTAGAGGGTGGCAATTTAGCTGACCCAACAACGTATAACTTACTTACAGTAGCGGCAGCAACTAATACTGACTTTGGTGTTAAAGCTAACCGTATCTTAGAAGCATTTCCTCAATACAAACCAGCAGAGGTAGTCAATGAGCAACCTCAACCGCAAGATGTCCAACCAGACCTCTTTGGTGTTCAACCGAACGGAATACCAGATACTACTGAGCAACAAGGAACTGAGCAAGGCGTGGGAATGCCTGTTCAACCAGCAGAAACCACGCCTGAAGAAGCTCCAGAACCTGTCGGACCAAGAGTGGATGGTGATAGTGGAGTACCTAAATCAGACGTTGGAGCAGTTAGACCAAGCACAACGGGACAACCAAGTGCACTAGCACCTGTACCAAAAAAAGTTGCGCGCGATGCCGCAGCTGCATTAAAGAAAGAGCCTGTTGCGGTTACATGGGGTTTCTTTAGTGATACTCCATTTGCTAAATTATCTAAAATTGCTAAAGATAAAGTAAAAGACGCTCATGCTCAAGGGTACTTAAACCAAGAACTTGCAGATGAGATTGAACGTATTGAAGCAGGTAATGCTCGTGCTACTGCCGCAGGTAAAGCAATCACACCTGAAACTCCACTAGACGACACGCCAGTACAAGGGCTTACAGCTGAAGCAGCGGCATTGCCAGACATTGAAGCGCCATTATTACTAACTGAAAATAAACAAATTGAAGATTTAAAAAACAAGTCTGTATTAGAAGTGGCTAAATGGTTTTCTACGAATGCACCTAGTAAATCATATCGCATTATCGCTAACATACTGGCTAAGAGATTTGCTGAGTTTGAAAAAGCTGGGGCAACATATTCGTTTAAACTTACAAATACATTAAAGGGCGGAACCAGAGGGCAATGTAATACAAGCATAGACAACCGTACAGGAGAGCTAGAGGTTAAGGTATCCATCCAAGATAGCAGCGTTGGAAAAACATACGAAGTAGTTTTACATGAACTAATTCATGCGGGAGTAGATTCCGCTATTGGGGTTGCTCAATTAGCAAGAAAAAGAGGTAAAACAATTCCTGGCTACGCTAAATATGTTGACCAAATATCAGCTGTAGCAAAAGAAACAAAGAAAGTAATTGGACAACGTGTTGCTAACGGAACCGCAAATGAATTTGAGATTAGAGCATATGCAAAAAATAACAATGCGTTTGCTAATGAATTTGAATTTGTAACATGGGGATTAACTAACCCAGACATGCAAGCTACGTTAGAATCAATTCCAATGGGTACACAGGGTAAAACCTTATGGTCTGAATTCGTTACTGTCATTCGTAACTTATTAGGTATCCCTGCATCCGCAAATACAGCTTTATCAGAATTATTATCTGCTAGTGAAGGGTTATTAAATACACCTTATACTGATATTAAAGGCGCAATATCCCAGTACAGTTCTATAACTTCAAATCAAATTAACCCTCAAGCACAGGCTCAAGCACAGCAGTTCATCGCTGGTATGTCAGGTACACTTGCACGTTCAGTACCAACACAAACAACCACACCAGCTCAAGCCGCGCAGAACTTTGTGAATACTGTTTATCGCAACCCTACTGATGCACTGGGTATGATTGAGAGTATGGCTAATAGAATTCGTACCAGTGCAATTGATAAGGCGGCGCATTTATCTGCATCTATTCAAGACCATATGGACGGCGCATTCTATGATGTTAACGGTCAAATGCGAGCTGACTTAAAACTAAGTGCGGCAAACAATCAAAACAACTATATCAATGCCGTATTTACGTTTGGTGATATTGATATCCTACCTAATGGTGCGATTAAAGTTAAACAAGGTACCCATAGCGTTGATAACATTTTCCGCCATGCTAAGACTTTAGCTGACCGTATCGGTGTAGAGCAGATGCGCGAATTAGTAACAGGCGTGTTCTACCACTACCGTGCCAAAGCAATTATTGATAACGTACCACCAGACCAATGGCCTGAGAACTGGCGAAAAGACCCACGCATGGTGCCAACACAAGCGCAAATCAATGCGGCTATGGCAGCGTTTAATGCTGTCCCTGAACTACGCGCTATGCAAACTGAGTTTATTGGTTCTAAGAATCAAATGGTTAAGTTCCTTCGTAAGGCTGGGTTCCTATCTAAAGATAAAGCAGATGCCTTCTTAAAAGATGACTCATACGCACCGTGGTTACGATTGAAAGAATACCAAGACACAATTCCTGGACTTGGTAACATGGGTAAGATGGTTGACTTGAGTCAGATGAAAGCCCTTGTCGGTGGCACAGAAGAAGTTAACGACATGCTTGAGAACATGTCACAGATGATTGGCTGGTGTGTACGTTCAGGCATCTCTAACCATACGGCTAACAGTGCACTCGACACGATGTCCAGTATGGGTACAGCAGTGCGTCACGCAGGTCGTCCAGGGTCTGGTAACCCAGCTCACGTTGTTATGACTTATGTTGATGGTAAGCCTACGTTCTGGACTGTTGATAATCCATATGACCTAGCGGCCTTCCAATCAGTTAAAGGTTTGAACAGTCCTGTTATGAGGGCTATAGGCAAAGGGCTAGGTACGCTACGTGCTGGTATTGTTTTATTCCCTGCCTTCCCATTACGTCAAGTAGTTATGGACTCGCAACGTGCGTTTGTAGAAGCTGGTGTTAAGAATCCTTGGTCTATGGTTGGTAAGATTTACTCATCATTCCTATCAGGCGAAGCGTTCCGTGGTGAACACCAAGACATTCAAAAACTAATGCAACACGGTGTAGTTGGTGGTGCTGACTTTACTGCGATGGATACTACACGTGGTCGTGCTACTCAGTTTGGAATTGGTGAAGAAGCTAAAACGATTACTGATAAATGGGTACGTAGCCCAGCATATAACTTCTTGCACAAACTAGCTTACAGTGCCGACCTAGCAGTGCGTTTAGGTATCTATAGACAAACACTAGAAGAAACAGGTGATGAAACACTTGCCGCTACTAAAGCCCGTGAGATTATCAACTTCCAAAAGGCTGGCACAAGTGAGAGAATGCACATGTTAAAACAAACTATCCCGTTCTTAGGTGCGTATCTACAAGGTATGGATGTTAACTATAAAGGTATGGTTGGTCGTGGTAACTCTATGCAGTCTCGTAAAGCTGCCGCTAAAGCATACTGGGGTAACATGGCGATGTACGCTGGGCTTACTATTGCATACACAATGGCGATGTCAGGTGACGATGAGTACGAAGACCAAAAAGGCTATGTGACTGACCACAACTTCTTAATTCCTGGTGGTGGGTTACTTCCTATCCCGCCTGATGTAGGCTTCTTGGCTAAAGTAGTACCAGAACGCATTACGGATTACATACTGCAGGAAGGCACTGATAGTCCTGAGTCTGCCAAACGCCTACGTCAAGGGTTACTACAATCGTTTGCTGCTGGGTATATGCCACCAGCCGCGGTGTATGGCGTGACACCTACTATTGAGTTAATGCTTAATAAGAGTTTCTTCTCAGACATGCCGATTGTTAGTCAGCGTATGCAAGGTCTAGACCCTAGGTTCCAGTACACAGCAAGCACAAGTGAGATAGCTAAAGAGATTGGTGATATTACAGGGCAGTCTCCACTACAGATTGACTACTTGTTTAATGCAATTGGTGGTACATCTGCTGGTGCGTTACTACAATTAACTGATGTTGCGTTTGGTAGTGGCAAGATGGCTCCAGATAAGACACCTATTATTGGTTCATTCCAACAAAAAACTGTTGGCGGTCGTAATGCTGAAGAATACTATGCGCTTCGTGAGATGGCTGATAGAGCGTACAACACAGTACAGGCATTGGCATTGGAACAAAATCCTGAGAAGCTACAAGCGTATTTGGCTGACCCTAAAAAGCAACAGTTATATGCGATGCACCAAGGGATTGAATCACTACATGCTCAACTAAATCAGGTAAGTCGTATCCGTAACATAATCGAAAAAGACCCTAACCTCTCACCAGAAGAGAAGCGTCAAAAGGTTAACGAGTTATTAGCAAACGTGGAAGCTACGTTGCGAGCGATGCCGATACGAAAACAAAGAGCGGAATTAGAATAAAAAGAACCCCAGCCGAGGCTGGGGTAAATGATTTCACGGAGAATGAAAACAATGCATATCTGCAAGCAAGGAGCCTTTAAATATGTATAAATAAACTATACAACACTAATCAACACTATGCAACTGTTTTATTGTCCCATACCGTCTCATACCGTCCCATACCGTCCCATACCGTCCATTACTGAACTCTCCATACCATCAAACCTAAGTACCCGTCCTCGACTGTATTTCTCATCTCAACGGAATACTCAAGCTCTCTAGCTATTCTTTTTACTATGTGCCTAACTTCTGTAGGCTTTAGGGTGGGGATGAATACGCTATCTTTAACTACCATAAACTCGATAGGCACATCCATCTCAACCCCATCAGGCAGCTGCAGTATCATTTACTACTTCCGCCTCCATGTCATGCCACATGCTTACATCAATGTTAACTGCGTTAGTATCAAATTCAACTGTGCGCGTATTACCTGACACCACACCTGAACCTGCTGCTAATCGTCTATTACCTAGCTTCGCACCTGAGATAGAAATCAAGCTGTTGAATGAGAACTGTCTATCAACGCAGTAGTCACGCAATGCCTTAGACGCAACAATCAACTTGCCAGTATCAGGCTCATATCGCGCTACGATTTTGTTGATGTTTCTATTACGTGGTGGAGACAACAATCCATTTGCATCAGGCAAGCCGTCAACTACTAGAATGTAACTGTGGTTCTCTACCAAGAAGTCTGAAATCAATGCGTCAAAGTGAGTAATGCTTTGTTCTACTTCACCACGCATACGACCAACTTGTTTAACCATCGCTTCAATGTTGTCTTGGATTGGGAAGTCATGGATACCTAACTCTTTTGCTACGTATGCAATTGTATAAGCACATGCCACACTCATAGACCAATTACGTTCCTTGCTGGTAAACTTGAATTTCAAATCCATATTACGCTGTACGCGTTCAACCATAGGACGTAAGTTATCTACGTTCTCAACCAACCATGAAGCTAAGAAGTGACCTGCTAAACCAAAGTTAGATTGCATCAATGGGAATGTACTATCCGCAATGTCTTTAGCAATAACAGGTGTACCACGCATGTCAAACTCAAACAAGCGCATGTTCTCACCTTCAGCAGATGCTTTTAATGAACCTAACTTATCACGTAATGCGGCGTTAGCTGTCGCAAATGAATTTAGATTCCATGTCGTGTTGTTCACACGCTCAACACCTGTGATGGTACTGCGGTTCTTACCACGACCCATTGTAGCCATGTACACAATGTCACTACATACTTCAGGTGTCTTGTTGGTAAACTCATCTAAGAACAACGACACGCTGTTAAATACACCCATGCGGTTAACTGTTGCATTGATTGTATCGTGTGGCATAGAAAGCATCTCGCGTGGGTGACCCCATACGCTATTACATAACATACCTAAAGTTGTTTTACCAATACCTGACTCGTCACTAATCAACGTAGTCAACATCCCTGGGTGGTTCATTGACTTTAATAAAGGTGAACTTAGCGCCAAGTAGAATATAAACTGGTGTACTTCAAATCCTGGTGCGTTGTAAATATCTACAACCTTACGCCACTCTGCCATCTCGCCTTCCATACGGAACATAGCTTGATAATTCAAAGTAGCATTTGATGGTGGACAATTACGAATACCATTCTTAGAGTATTCACGTGAGCCTACTACAAACGTACCATCTTCCTGCCAACCCATTTGGGTTCTTGCTTTTTCCTCGTTATGCATTCTTCCAATCTCCTTTGTTAATGCTATTAAATATAGGCTAATCTCCGCTATCGTCTTGTCCGTAGCAGCTACGCCTTGACTACAAATCAATTCTCTCAGCTTGTCTCTCGAACCTACTGATTTTAATGGGATATTAAAAACGCGTACCCCATCTAATGGTGTGTGTAGCCGACACGCCAAAACTTGTTTTTCTTCGGGGTCCCATAGACGAGCATAGATATACAAGTCATCGTCGTATATCATTACGTCCTCAAAGGTACCATCATCTAATTTAGTCCGTTTATATAACCCGCCTTTTGGTCCACGTATGTATGGCATAGGTGGGACAGGTATTGTGACTATATCTTTGTTCTTGTAAAACGATGCAAGTGATGCATCAATCTTAGCTAAATCAACCGTACCAATATCTTTAATAGGTGTTTCTTCTTTGGCTTCGGTTATAGCCATTTTTGGTGCATATACTGGTGCAATGCTAACCGTTACAGGCGCAGTAACCGCTTGAACCTCATTACCTAATTGAATAGGGCTTGTGATTTTACTGTAATTAGGGCAAGACTGACAAACGCTACCACGTAGAGTATCGAATGTCGCACAAGTATAAGGGCCTTTTGTTTGTTCAGCTTTCGCGACCGTAGCATCATAGTCATAATCAGGGTGCTGATTAGAAGCCAGATGAATTGCAGTGGTAGAGTCATTACAGTGTTGTGCTACAGATAGCACAGCCCTCCAAAAAGGTTCGTCAATGGTGGCTTGTTCAGTCACCCCATGTAGTAGTTGTTCACAGCCAGTACCTGCACAGCTTCGCTTTATGATTTTTTTAAATGACGATGATGTATTGCCAATCAACGCTTTTGTTACCGCGCTCATTTCTTTTTTAGTAGGTGTGCCAGCTATTTTTAAGCTAGGCTTTACATTTAATGTCATCAAACCTAAGTCTATCAAGCCTGTAAAAGACTCGAACATGACAGGCTTACCCTCAATCTTTAATTCAACTGACGATGGTGGGTCAAAGCGATAGTTCTGTGTGCTAGGAATACGTAGAATCCGAGCGCTATCCGCTGTACATGCTGGGTCAATACGTAAGCCGTCGTTCAAGCATAGTGACTTTAGTTTATCAGCCGCAGGTTGCCATTCGTCTTTTGTAACTTCGGTGTCCAAAACCCAATACACATGCCAGCCATTGCCTGAATCAACGATGGTTGGACGAGGGAACGAGTGACGTGAGCAGAACTGTTGGATGGCTTTGATACCATCCTCTTTGTTAGCGTAGTCTTTTAGGGGGTCTTTATTCTTACAGTCTACGTCAAGCCAAAACGCTTTAAGCCGTAACACGTTATCTTGTGTACGTGTGCTTGCATCTTTGAACGATGCCATAGCATAGTATGCGTTTTTACCTTGCGCTGACGCGTCAATACCAGCGGCTACAAGTACATCCTTGTTGTCGTAAAAGGTTTGTACAATTGCTTTACCTTGTATGGTAGTGAGGCAGTAGGTCCCAATAGAAGGCACCACGCTATTAATAAGCGTATTCATAACGTGCCTTTACTAAAATAATTCTAATTGGACTGGTGGATTTGGGTTCTGTCTAAATTCTAATTCGTCAGTTATGTCTTTAATTTCAACTTGTAAGCCGTATATCATTTCATTACGGGTTCGGATTAATTCTGTTAGGTACTCTGATGTAAAACCTATTAGTGGTCTTTTTGTATGCATTTTTGTTCTCCGTTGTTTAAGAAAAATACACCCACCCGTGAGGGCAGGTGTATCTATTATAAAGTTAGTCACCCCATGCGTCTAGTACATTCGCAATTTTTGCAGAACGCGCATCTGCGTCAACTGGTGTAGCCTTGACTGGCTCAGGGATAGCCTCTTCTTCATCAGCTACAGGCTGAAAACCTGATTGCTTAGGTGCCACTGTAGTATCCACTACCGCAGTAGGTTTTGGTGCCGCAATAGCAACGTTACCTGTATCGACTTGGTATGCACTTAAACCGATTGCGTACTCAGCTTCAGGGGTATCTGCTTGACGGTCTACAATAGCTTGCTCATCCTCTTCCAAGAAACGTGCTGGAGAGAATACCAACTTAGGTGTAGATGAATCTGTATCGAATTCCATCTTAGTTACTACTGAATCAACACCCACACGGTTACCATGCAACATACGAGCATAGGCTTCTAATGGCAATTGCTGTGTACCTTGACCTTTACCAAAGATAGAAGTAGCTGGTAAGATAACTTGATATACATCACCACTTATATCACCTTCAAGCACAACTGCCAAACGACGTTGGTATCGACATGCACGTGACTCACCATTACCTGAACCTGCGATGTTTTGTGGGCATGTTGCACACGTTGCAGCTTGTGGTGTCTTAGTGCCTGGGTTTGGTTTGTTACCATCTGTTGATGAGCATGTTGGTGCTGACGCTTGACCACGTACATATGGGACTGATGGGTCGTAATAAACACGACTGTTTGCTGGTGCTGTACTAACGATAGCTACATTCATTGAACGGTCTGTATTCTTAGCAACTTCTTTACCGCCGACCATCATGCGGAACACACCACCTTCAATAGAGATACGCTTCGTTGTATTAGTTGAACCTGCACCTGCAAGTGCTAACGTTGTTTTACTTAACTCACGCTTTGCAATGTGTGCTGGGATTGCGTTACCACTAAACATTGTAATTTCTGTTGCCATTTCATTCTCCTTTATTGACTAACTTTAGATTCGATGTAAGCATCTAAATCTGTTTTACGGTACAAGATACGTGCACCTAATTTAACAAACGCTGGACCACTATTATCCTTTCGCATACGTGACAATGTTGCTGTACTTAATTGGATATACTTTGATGCTTGTTCAATATTTAACAACGGCGTTTCTTGAACGTCACTCATTTACAACTCCTTCTTTGTGCTAGGTTTACGGATTGTAATCCCAAACTCTCTGTTGATGTTCAGACTAGGCGGGAAATCATTAGGATGCGCGGCAATCCAATCACGCATATTTGTTTCATGGATACGTTGTTGAAGTAACCCGACCGCACCGTGTTCAATAATATATTGATGTAGCGCAGACCAATCATTCGACCAGTATCTATCTTTGACTCCTTTGGTAACAGTGCCGTGGTCAGTACGCACAGACTCTAGCTTTTGTTCTTTCATAATCTCTAGAATAGTGTTACGTACTTCCTGACGCTGTTCTTCAATCTCGTCAATTTTGGCTTGATATTCAGCCATGGCAGTTTCCATCTTACGATGGATAGCAACCAATTTATCTATTGTAACAGCCATATCATTCTCCTTAACTAAACAGCAGGAACCATTGTACTAATGTCATACAACATCGTCAACAGTTTTATTCAGTCTTATCAGATAATATGTTGTTATACAAATCAATCAGTTGGTTATGAGAGTCAACCTTACCATTCAGCATGGTATACATATGGCTTTCCGCAGGGCTACCTTGAATCATAATTACAGTAACTTTGTGGTCTTGCCCCTTACGATGCGCACGTGCATTTGCCTGTAGGTAGGTCTCAACGCTTGACGTAGGACCAAACCAAACTACGGTGTTCGCCGCGGTCAATGTAATTCCATGTGCCGCCGCTTGTGGTTGGATAATCAATACACGAGGGTCGGGTAGTTCTTGGAAGTTCTGAATATGCGTAGCGCGTTTGTTAGCCGATACTGCTCCGTTAATTACTGCACAGGTTATTTTCTTTTTAGTTAGAAACTGTTCTATCACTTCAATCGTATGAGTAAACGGTGCAAACACAATAACTTTCTTTAGGCTCTCGTCAATCACAGCCTCTAGTTCTGCCAAGCGGTTACTGATATCAAAGTATAGCGGAGCGCCATCATCAGAATATACTGCGCCGCATGAGATTTGTAATAACTTGTTTAGCTTTGCCGCCGCATTGACTGCACTTACCGATTCACCAGCCGCTTCAATAAGCAATTGTTTACGTAGTACTTGGTAGTACTTCTCTTGTTGTGGGGTCATTGGAACCTCACGTGTTTCGTATGTGATGTCAGGTAAGTCTAGGCATTCTTCTTTAGTAAATCGGATAGCTGGTTGTAATGCTTTGAACACAATGTCTTTCGCACGTGGGCGTGGTATCCATTTAAACGTACTAATCTTTTGCATCACTAGGTCTTTCCAACCGCTTACAAATGCTGGTACGTTTTGTGGGCTGACTAACTTAGCTAACCCATACGCATCTTCAGGGGATTGTGCCGCTGGTGTACCTGTCATTAACACTAGGCGTGTCTCAGGTTTAACTAGATGTTTAAACGCTTTCCATCTACGTGTCTGTGTAGACTTTAAAGCATTGGCTTCGTCCACGATGATACAGTCAAAGTTAGCATCTTTTAATTCTTGTAGCACAATCTCAATGCCGTCAAAGTTTAGTATGACAAACTCGTAGTTGCCTTCAATGACAGTACGACGTGATTTGGGTGTGCCATGTGCAATGCCTACTGAACGATGGGGTAGGACTTGGAATAAATCGCGTTGCCATGCAGCTTTCATAATAGACAATGGGCAGACGACTAGCACTCGTTTAACCTTACCTTTGGTCATCAAGTAGTCTACTGCCCATGCCGCGCTTGCTGTCTTACCTACACCTTGCTCGTTGAAAACAAAGCACTTCTGATTATTAACAATAAACCCAGCTGTCTCTTTTTGGTGAGCCATTGGTTTGAATTTACCAGCCCATCTATATTCTTTATCAATAACAGATGGTACTTTCTTTAATCCTAGTTTAGTTAGGGCTACAGTATTATCATAGTCCCACTTAACCATCAGTTCATATATCCCTTCGGATACTTCGCCTAGGTTTACACTGCTTGGGATTACATCGGTAAATCGTTTTGGGTTTCTTACTGTTACTAATAATGCTTTGTTATCTACTATCTCCATTACTTACCTTTCTTTTCTCCTTTGTGATGGAGATTTTTCTTTTCGTTTGCGGCAACTGAAACAAGTTTCAAGTTACCTTTAGTAGTTTTGCCACCCGCTTCAAGCGGTTTTATGTGGTCTATCTGTTTACCTTTACGGTCGATTCCAAGTTTATCATACATCCGACGGGCTTTCGCACGTTCGGTATTCTTTTTATTTTCACCAGTTTTCTTTTGGTATTCCCATTCGCGTTTCCATTCAGGGTCGCCTTTGGGTAAGTTTGGTTTTCTAGGCATATTTTGATTTCCTTATTCGTCTGTCTTTAGTGTTGTGTGGGCATGTTGTTACTTCACACCACCCGCATAGCCCTGTCGGATTCTCATGGTAGATGTTCATAGCAGCGGCTTGTTCCATTGTTTCTACCTTAGCCAGCCACTGCTTCCATTTAGGCTTTGCGTCTTTTTTGTGGTATTCAGCAGTCACTACTTTATCATGAACAATAAATAAAAGGGCGGCTTTTACATGCTCTACTTCAGGGAAATATCTGAATATCATCAACGCCATAAGTTCTAGTTGGTCTGTGTCAGGATACTTAGCACTGCCTGTTTTGTAGTCGCCTATGTACGCACGTTTCTTTTCTTTGTCCACCACTACAATGTCAGCGATACCACGTATGAATACATCTTTACCTAAGAACTCACACGGATTTAAGTTATCATCCAATGCCATTTCAAACTCTGTTAGCTTCTCACCTTCTAATGCTAGGATTGAATCAGCAATAGGTTGGAACCTAGTATGCGGACCTAACGGCTTGTTCTCACCAATATAATCTTCAAGTGCCTTATGCACATCCTTGCCGTACATGATGGCTTCCGTTTCAGGAAACGGCCAGTTCTTTAGTATCCGTGTTTCATAATACTGTCGTTGGCAGTTCTTAAATGCTTTTATCGCTGAGTAACTATAAGCCATTTACATTCTTTCTACTGTAGTTTTCCAAAATACTAATAACTGCTTGAACCTATCCACACCTTTGCCTTTGGATGTTAATGCACTTGTGCCATCCATCTGCCAAAACTCATCTACCACCATTGTGCTGTCATCAGTATGACCTTGGATAATCATCACAGTAAATTTAGGTTGACGTGCTAACTGCATCAGGAGTATCTCTTGCCCTCTACTAATCTGTTCCCCAGCGCGTTTCCATTCACCTACAAAGAAGTATCCATTACGTTCCATAACCATATCAACATTAGACGGAAGTATCTTACCCATCTCACGTATCCCCATTAGGTCTTTGAAATTGATATGCACCGCCTTTGGGTTACGCATCATTTTTCAAACTCCTTTAGTATGTCACGCACTTGGTGAACTAATATTGGGTTTCTATAGCGGAACCTAGCAGGTTCATCATCCCTAATCCACTTAGCTATATTTTTAACTGATTCTTCTGTCCTAATAATTACCATGTTATCTGCTGACTCAATCCAACCTATCCATGCTTCTACAGATTCTGCGTCTTCTTGTGCTGTATAAATCTTTACAGGTTTAGGTTTAGGCGGTTCAATCTTAGGGATATGCGTAATAGTATCTTCATCCCTGTTAATGTAGTGTTCTCTAACAACAGCTTTCTTAACCTGTGGTGCTTTAGGCTCAAAAGGGTAATCAAAAAACGGTATCCGTTTCGCTACTTTTAATAGTCGTAGATTCGCGGATGGTGTTTCTGATTTAATGCAGTCTCTAAGTAGAGTGCTAGTGCCTTGGTCAACCGCCATCTTAAGTGACGCTACAATCTCGTTCACATCGTCTTCATCATACCCATCGTCATACCAGCACTTGTCTGTATAGTTGTGCCAAAACTTGGTCTGGTCGTTTAAGTAGTTAACTACTTGTTTCCGATTAGCTGGTGAATTGTATTTGTAATTACTTTGCGTTGCCATATCTTTTCCCCGAACCTACTTCGCAATCTAATGGTAAATCTTTAGCCCATGCTGGTGGTGTACGCATCATCTGTGTGATGTATGTCTTTGCTTCTTCCACTTCACCATCAGGTACCACACATATTACCTCATCATGTACCAACCCTGCAACCCAATACTTTTTGTTAATGTTGATAGTATGTTCTGCCATAATGTCACGTGCTAGGCTTTGTGTTACACGTTGGAAAACCTTTGAGCCGTACACTTTATCTTTCATCGTTGCACGACCACGGCGCACATCATAATGCCACTCGTTCCCTTTAGCCCCCAAGCTCTCAGTCAAGTTAGGGTATGGTAGCGACAAGCCATTAGGTTTAATAATCCCAGCTGAACCAAGCACAGGTAAGAAGTCATACACAGTATGCGACTCGTTGTTCTTAATCCACTCCAGTACATACCCACCTTCGCGCCACGCATCAGCAACGTTAGTATTCTTATCACGATACAAAGTCTTTAAGCGTTCTGCTTCATTAGCTGATACGGTTGTCTTGCCCTTGCTTTGGATACGGATTGTTTCACGTAGCTTGACTGCCCCTGTACCATAGATAAGTGATAGGCAGCAGACCTTTGCAATGAACCGTTCGTTACTGTCTTTACCAATCTTTTTGTAGTCTAAGTTAAACGCCTCAGATGCAAATACTTTATACAAGTCCATACCATCGTTAATCTGTTGTATCGCATCGTGTTGTCCAGCAAGCCACATACCTAGTCGTAACTCAATGTTACTCAAGTCAGCTACTACTAGCTGGTGTCCATCGGGTGCCATGATTGCTTTACGTAGTGTCGAACCATGTGGTAAGTTCTGTGGGTTAGTATCAAAGCCCGACCAGCGGTGGGTAATCATCGCCCCTGAGTATTTCAATGAGAACGGATATGTACCACGTGCGGCAATGTCTGCATATGATTCTGTTCTTGTCTCACCGATGGTCGACTTGTTAGCCAAGCGCGTTGCTACTAGGGTAGCAATCATCGGGTCTTCGCTGTCCATGAGGTCTGTAAACTCCTCGTCGGTCTTAGCGAATGCCCATGCTTCCTTGCCTGTCTTGTCACTAATCTTAGTAGGCGGTTCAACACCACGTGACTTGAGTAACTCTGCAAACTTGTCGTTGCTCATCAATTGTTTCTTGAGGGTGTCCTCATTCTTAACACCTAGTAAGTTCATCATGGTTACTAACGAACCACGCTTGTCTGCACGAATCTGCATCAAGTCATCCACCAATAGCTTCTCGTCTAGTTCTAGGATAGGCTCGGCAAACATACGGATAGTCAAATCAACCACGCGTAGTTCTGTCTTAGGGAAGTTAGGTAGCATTTTGTTAAACACGTTATAACAAATCTCTACGTCATGTTTACAGTAGACACCATAGTCCTCAAGCTCTAGTGGTGAGAAGTCCTTGCGATGGTAGCCAATGTACTGCTTGACCTGTTCACCCTTGTCTTCTTCACCATAGACCTTAGCTAAGTTAGCTAGGCTTACAGATTGTTCTAGTCCGTGGATAGCCATCGCCATGCTCATCGTATCCAAGTAGCCTACGGGTTTAATTCCGAATCGCCAATTGAGGATAGCTGCATCGAATGCTGTGTTCTGTGCAAGCATAAGGTGGTCGCCCCACGGTAGTGAGTCGAGGTGTGCCTTAAGTTCTTTATACGTACCTGACACCCACACAATCGGACCGTCATCAACCTTAGTAGCTACACCAATCACTTCAAACTGTTTGCTACGCACATACTCTTCGGTTGTAATCTTTGATAGCGAAAAGTCTTTGTCGTAATAGGTTTCTATATCAACCGTAATGTACTTCATTTGTATGTCTCCCCTCGCACTATTAAGCTAATGCATCGTTGAGATACTCCGTATTCTTTTGCTAATGGCACTTGATATTCTCCGTGGTTATATCTATCTCTTATCGTAGTTACTTGCTCTACTGTAAGTTTTGCATTTGTATGTGCGGCACCTTTATATGAAGTGCGACGTTGTTTTTTAAAAGCGTCTTTCTGATTGTCCGTGTAGGTACCTAAGAAAAAATGGTCAGGGTTACAGCATTTACGGTTGTCGCATTTATGCAGTATATGGGTAGGTTCGCGTGACGAATGCGGTGCAGCGGGTGATGTTACTAACCCACTAATCCATGCCGCTACTCTATGTGCTGTATAAACTTTACCATCCCACGCAACAGTACCATACCCCGTGTTGTTGCATGAACCTTGCCATTCCCAACACCCATCCTGTTTTGTAACCTTACTCCAAAAAGATTCCGCCGTTTGCTTCTTACTCATCTTAGACTCCTAGAACGTTCTATAAGTCCATAGTATACACTATTATTTTCTTCCTATTATTCTGTCCCACAGTGTTGTGGTGACGCTTGAGCCTGTTTGTACTGGGTGCAACCCGCCTGTCCCTGTAGTCGATATAGCACCACCATAAGGGTTAACGTATCCGCCTGGTGTGTACTGCACTGCATTCTGCATCCCTGCCATTTGTTGTCTATACAATTCGTACTGCTTACGTTGTATGTCTGCAGCGCTCTCGCCATTAAGTTGGTCAGCTAACTTAGACTCATCAATCGTGGTTTCAAGAAACAACTCATCCCACTCTTCTAATTCTTTTTTGTGCGCAATCGGATGAAATCTAGCTTCTAATATTAAGTGTTCGCTTTCAGGCAGTTTTCTATATAGCGATTCGTATAGGTATGTCCACACCTTAGGGTTAGCATCGTACCGCGTTGCGGCTACTGCAATGAAATCATCAATACGCTTGTTTGTCATTTTTATAATCCTTCTTATACTTGTCGTATGCCTCAAGTACTTCTTTAGTTAGCTGTACATTGGATGTCGCTGGCGCCCATGTTGCGCTTGTACCACCATTTGATATTACTGAACGACCCTCGGCTTTAATTGGTGCACTACCAAAAGCTGAATTATCATAAGCAATATCATATCCATTACTCATCTCACCTGTGATAAGTACTTCGTGGAAACGGTCGTCCCACATCTTCAATAGTTCTTCTTGTTGGGTTTCTTTGAACGCTGAATTAAGGTGTGCTTTTTGTTCATCTGTGAGTAAACCTGCTTCTTGCACAAGGGCAGTGCGTAATCTATCCCAATTCATTTTGTGTTCAGGTTTTTCTTTGCGCATACGAATGAGCGCGTCGATACGTTCTTGCATTGTTGTCATATCATTCTCCGTTAGATAATCCAAAATATATTATCACCAATCCGTACTCCAAGTGCTTCGGTGATTGATTGGTCATTTGTACTTGTCCACAATAATTGTTTTACTTTGTTGCCTAAATCTTCAGGCATGGCATCTAGACTTTTATAGTATTGGATTCTATCTAGCTTGCCTTCTGTGTCCGTACTTTCAACTTTATACTTGTGGTCGTTAATTCTATAAACCACTTTACTAAACATCTACCTTCTCCTCCGTAATTCCCAGTCGTGTTGACAGTCAGCATCGCACCAGCGTTTACCTACTTCTTCTATTGGCTCAAAACAATTCAAGCATTCACCTGTAGCCTCTGCTTCGAGCCCAGGTTTCTTAGTATACTTGCGACGAAGTAAATCGTCTAGTTCTGAATTAGCTTGTGCTAAATCGGCTTCATCCGCCATGGTATCTCCTGTTGTTATCTCTTCTAATTTGTTTCATACGTTTATCTATAATCGCTTGTCTGCGGCGGTCATTACTTTGAAGTAGTATTACTGTACCTACCCCCATAATAAACCCCAACCCAAACGCTACGCTATAGCAAAGTATATACTCAATCGCTAATTGCATCTAGTGTTCTCCTTACTACCTCAACGTTGTCTTCGTTGATAACCATAGCACGACCACCAGCTTCCTCAATCTTTGCTAACTCTCGGTCTTGCAATGCAGTCGTCGTGTTATTCCCTGCCTTACATTCGATACCAATGAAATGTCCACGGAAACAAGCAACGATGTCAGGAACGCCACTGCGACCAAACCCGCCAGTGGCGGGATAAAAATAATAAGCGTTATATTCTTTAAGAATTTTAGTAACCGCATCTTTTACTTTCTTTTCAGGTGTAGCCGCCATATTATTCTCTCGGCATTTCAAGTTCGTTAATATCAATTTCAGTTTGTTTATCATTAGGTAGGACTACCATAGCGGTCGTAGGAAAATGCCCTGTCCTTAATACTTCTACTACGCACTCGCCTTTTGTCCACCACATCCATCTGTGTAGGTGGTTTGTTCTATTTAATTCCATGCTTCTCTCCATATAAAGGGTGGGGTACTAACGCGGGTTGATAGATTTTGCACAATATATCGTAGTCTAACTGTCAGACTAATTACTGCGCTTTCCCCCATTGACTAGTTTACCTGCTTCGGTTGTCTAAATCCATTAGGCACTTGCCCAACGGTCAATTCTTGCATGACAAGCATCAGCTTCTCAAGTACTTTCTCGTGGTCATCAAGCCTAGCTTGCATAGCGATTAAGCCGTGGTGCATAGCTGATAATGTTGCATGTAACTGTGCATCTGTTAGCGGTACTCCCGCTCCTTGTGGTTCACTCATAATAAACATTCTCCTAGTTGTTCAAACATCTCTGTTAAAGTTAACTTCTTTTCTACTATTTCTACTGCGTTCTTGGCTGGGTAATTGAAGTACCTAATGACTTCGCCTTCATCGTCAAGTAGCACCCACATTATTTTTCACCGTACTTAGTCTGCATCAACAACTCACAATAGTGGATTGCTTTCTTAATGTCCTCGGCACCGTTCTTAGCATGATGCCTACAGATATACTTCACTACGTTGCCTTCCAAGAACCCAAGATTGTTTGCCGTAATAAACTCTACAGGTTGTATTGCCATATCCTTGTAGTGATTGCCACCTTCTTGTTTTTGTAGTGCGTTATCTAGCATTGCTTTTGCGTTGTCTCGTAATGCCCTTGTGTATGCTGTACCTTGTTTATATAAATCTGTATCTTCCCACTCTTTATCTGCTCCGCTTCCCACGATTCTCATCCTTCCATCTATAAATTGTTCATATACTGCATTAGGTTTTCCCTTACCCATTACAATATCTCCAGCAACAGGTCGTCATAACTTAACGCGTCTTTGTCCTCACCAAACTCAATCGTCAGCAAAAACCTAGGCTCTTCAAAGTTCAGCACCATGTGGTTAACTTGTGTATTAAACACATAGTATGTGTCGGGTTTATATTGTAACTCAATAAACTGCCCTACGACAACATCTTTATCAGGGGTGAACACACAATGGCTCATACCATCATAAGGGTTCAGCACCATGTTGATACTTACACCTCTACGTGTGTCTGTGTGCCAGTTATAAAACGTATTTGGTGGTAGCATCACAACACCGCCCATCAACGGATGCCTACTGCCAATGTCTGCAATCACAGGGTCTTGAGCCAGTATGTCATTAGGAATGCGTGTTGCATCAAAATTAAAATACTTAACCCACTCAGCATTGGGGCGCATTGCCTCACGTATCACCGCCTCACGGATAACAGATTTAGTTTTTACTTCATGAAATGGATTCATATCTTTTACTCCATACTAAACATTGACAAGCCACTTTGGATACCGCTATACATACTCTTGCGATTCTTTGGTGGCGGTGGCGGTGCTAATGGTTTACTTAGTAACCTAACTACACGTGCATGCTCTGATTTAATTTCGGGCATCTCATCTACCTCTACCCCATACTCCTTATCAATTAGTTTATCTTTTGCGTCCATTGTGTAGTAAGGTTTGTTAGTTCGTTTGTACTTAAACTCTTTAGCCCCTGCATCGCACTTAACTATGTGTCCAGACTTTTGTAGCTGTATAGTGTATAACGCTAACTGAGATTTAGTCATACCCAAAGCAATGTATATCTCTTTGCTGGTTGCGTGTTTGCCTTTCAGATAATCTAGTACAGCGTTGCGGTTCTTTTCGCCGTTGATTATGTGTCTTATGTTAGCTGCCATCTTTCGTCTCCTCGTAGTGTAAGCCGTCATTTCCGTTCTGCCCTATTACATCTGTGCGTGATTCATCACCCCAATTAAGTGGGCATCCTGTCCATGCACATTCTTTTGTACTGCCTAGAACTTTGCCGCATATTTTACATAAAGGGTCTACAGGTTCATCCATATCAAAGTTTACCTCTCTTGGTTTCCAAGCGTAATACTCCTCCGTTACTTTCTCGTAAGTATCCCATGCTTTTCTAAAACGCATCTCATACACATGCTTAATGCCTAATACTTTATTACAAAAATCATCGTTATCCTCATGCTCTTTAGCAAGCAATAACAAATCTTCTGTAATGCCCCAACACAATAAAACTTCTTGCTCTAGGTCTTGTATTTTGTTACTCATGTTTCCTCCTTTATAGTGGACATAATGTTAGCTTTTACCTACATATCATCCATTACAATACATAAAAGTTACTCTTACCTATTCATGGCTTCTTCGACCGAGCTTTGCAAACAATTGTCCACTTCCCCAGTCCTAACGACTTCAGCCATTGCCGACACTATGTGTTCTTTTCCTTTAATGCTTGTTCAATTCTATGTCTTGCATCTTTATACCCACACCAACATTTTTGTGATGGCAATAAAATTTTTGGCTGTGCTTTGGGTAATTTAACTGTGCAGTCAGGGCAAGGCACTCCATATTTCTCACGCATTTCTTTCTTGTACCGCTTCATGTCATTAAATATTTCTGCCATATCACCCATAATTCTTTTCCTTTAGCTTGGCTTCAATAGCACGGGCAAAATTGTGATAAACACCATTTTTTCCAATCATTAAATTATCTATCTCATCATCCGTTAATCCTTGCCATTGATGAGGGGAAGTGTCATTAAACTCTCTGATTTTATCCATGTCATTCCAGAAAAATTCTGTATGTTCTTTTGCTTCTTTAACCATATCATGGTCAAGATATTTACAAACATCTCTAGCGTTATCCAACGCACTTTTCATCCAACCAACAGGCTCTTGCGCTTGTTTATCAGCCCATCGTGCTATTTCTTTACCTCTTTCAAAAAACTCTTTGCCTTCTGGTTGTTCTAGTGCTTCTTTGCAAGCGTTGATTGTTCCCTCTAAATCGCATCCCCAAGCACCTTGCTCATTATGGTATTCAAGACATTCAATCGCCATCTTTAATGCTTCTTGTGTTTGTGTGTTCATGTGTTCTTTTCCTTTAATGCTTGTTCAATAGCATGGGCAAAACACATAGTAGGTAATCCTGAATCGTATAATTCAAAATATACTTTTCTTATCTCATCATCCGTTAATGCAGTCCACTTCGATGGACTTGTTCCATCTTGATGAGGGGGGGTGATATTTAAACATTCAATTTCATAAAGTGCGTCATCTGCGGAAATTTCACGGTTCCATACATTAATAAGCAATTCATGTATTTTATTAAATTCAATAGCCACAGGCTCTTGCGCTGGTTGTTCTAGTGCTTCTTTAAATTCACTATCTCTAGCAATACGTTCGTCTATTGTTTCTTTCCAATCTCTTGTGAGTGGTTGTTCTAGTGCTACTTTGCAAGCGTTGATTGCATCTTTATATAAAACTAATGAATATTTTTGTTTTGACTTTGTGCTTAATTGTCTTTGCACTACAGCACTCAAATAATCCATAGCTTCAATCGTCATCTTTAATGCT